GAATTAACTCTTTCCGATGGAAAGAAGATACCGATGCGTTTTTGTACATGGAGTCTTAAAAGATTCTGTCAATTACAAAGGATAGGGCCTTCTGACATAGGAGATGCTTTAAGTGGCAAAGATTCACTTGATGCTATTGTTAACTTGATGAAATCGGCTGCTGAATATCCATTATATTCTCAAGGAATTACTCCAAGCTTTACAGAAATGGAAGTGTGTGATTGGATAGATGATATGGGTGGAATGGGAGGAAAAAAGTTCCAAGAAGTAATGGCAGCACTTTCAGAAAGTATGAATAGCGGTATAGATGATAAGCAAACAAAGTCAAGTAAAAAAGATGGAGTAAAAAAAAATTAGAGTGGATTGACATAGAAAGATATACAATGGGGGAGTGCAAAGTGCTTCCCCATTTGTTTTGGGAGATGACCATGGCTGAATTAGATTTTGTGTGGTATGGCTATAGACATGAAGAGGAGCAGAAGTGGATTAGAACTAGATGGCAGACAACTTTACTAATTAATATCCAATTACCAAAAGGTAAGAAAGTTAAGCCACAAGAGCTTATTGAATTAGACTGCGATACTCGTAACTTTGTAAAACAAAGAGTAATGACAGAAGAGGAGCTAAAACAAGTTTTAGAAAAATATAAAATTGTTAAACCGATAATATAATGGCAGCAGATGATTTAATGAAAATTAGGATTACGGCAGATTTTAAAGAAGCTGAAGGTGCATTTTTAAAAATGGCTAAAGTAGCTACTGCTTTTGAAAGTGATTTTAAAAGGATTGCTGGTGGATTAAATAAAGAGTTTAATAGAATTAATGGCATGGCTGAATTGTTTGGCGATACAACTAATGTTGTTAAAGACAAAATGAATGCCCTTAAAAGAGCAATGGATCAATTAATGGCAACAGGGTTACAAGCAATGAACCCAGAAGTACAAAAATTAAAAGCACAATATGATGGATTAGCAGCAAGTTTAGATAAAACTACACAAGCAACAAATAAAAATAATGCTGCTACTCAAAGTAGTGCAAATACTGTTAAAAAATCTAGTCAACAATGGACTAATATTGCTTTGGTTGTTCAAGATTTGCCTTATGGATTTAGAGGTATTCAAAATAACTTACCTGCCTTAGTTGGTGGGTTTGCTGCTGCAACAGGAGCTATTTATTTAGGATTTTCTGTTTTAATTGCTATTACTACTGCTTATGAAAAAGAAATAGCTCAATTAATATATGGAATAGATGGTTTATCTATAGCCACTAAAAAAATGAATGAGGCTTTAGCTGCAAATATTGGACAAGCTAAATCTCAAATAGCATCAGATCAAGCATTACTTAAAATAATAAATGATACTACAAAAAGCACAAGTGAAAGAGAAAGGGCATTAGCACAATTAAAGAAAGAATATCAAGGTAATATTGAGTTACAAAAATTAGATATACAAGATGGAGATAAATTAGCTTTAGTATATGATAAAATATCAAATGCTTTAATAAGAAGAGCTAAGGCAACTGCTTATGCTAGTTTAATCGCAGAAGAAGAAACTAAAATATTTAAACTACAGAATCAGCAAGGCGAAGAGGTTGTTAAAAACCTTGGCTTTATGGGTACTGTTTATGGGTTAGCTACAGGCGGTATGCTTGGGTTTAATTCTGCATCAAATATAGTATTAGATGCATTTTCTAAACAAGCTAAAGAGATTAAGCAATCGCAATCAAATATAGAGCTATATACTAAAAAATTAAATGAAAATACTGATGCATCTAATAAAAATGCAGATGCACAATCATTAGATAGTAGTGCTATAAAGAAAAAGGGGGATAATGCTAAAAAAGAAGCAGATAAACTAGCCGCATATGTAGCTAAAAGATTGGCCGCATCAGGTGGTGAAACAAAATATGTAGCAGAACCTGCATTAGATCCATCAAATGCAGCAAAGGCATTTAAGGATAAAATGGCTTATGAAAAGAAAGCATCAAAAGATAGAGTTGCTTTTTTAAGGGAACAATATCAATTAGAGGTAAGTGAAGCAGAAGGTAGTTTTGATAAAATAAAGTTAGCTGAAGAGAATATGCGGATGGCATTAGACAAGGGCTTTATGGATGGAAGCGTAAAACTATCTGAATATATAGATGCAATATTAGAGCTTAGAAAAAAATCAAATGAAACAGTTTTAGCAGAAACAAAGGCCGTTACGGCAGAATTGCTTAAAATAGGCATTGGTTTAATGAACGCATTAGGCCCTGCTTTAGATATGTTATTAGAGAAAGGAGCAAGTATAGGGGAGGTGTTATCAAGGGCATTTGAAGATATAATTAAAAAGTTAATTAAGGTAGCTATAGCAGCAGCTATTGCAGTTGCTATTATATCACTATTACCAGGAGGACAAGGAAAACTAGCCAAAGCTGGTGGCGCAATGAAAATGTTTGGTAACCTAGTTGGCGGTGGTATGGGGTTAGGTTCTCAGTTATTCGCTAATGGTGGTATAGTTAGTGGCCCTACAATGGGATTAATGGGTGAGTATCCAGGTGCTAAAACTAATCCTGAGGTAGTTGCTCCATTAGATAAGCTTAAGTCAATGATTGGAAGAGGTAGCGGAAGTGGAGAATTTGTATTAAGAGGCAATGATTTAATTTTGGCTATACAAAGGTCTAATTCATCATTAAAACTTAGAAGAGGATAATGGCATACGGACAAAAATATTCAGTATTATTTGCAACAAGAGCAAACAAAGATGTAGAGCTTAAGATATGGCAAGATGCCTACACAGGTGCTATTATAGACCTTCAAGGGGTTGATGTCAACTTACAGTATATCCCAAATTCCGATGATCCGTATGAGCCTATAATAGCCTCACAATTAGGAGTGACTATTGACTTTACTGATGAATTATCCGACATTATAAACTTTACTAATATCAATGACAGATATACATATGTAGAAATGTATGTTAATTCTGTTATAGAATGGGTTGGGTTTGTAATAAATGATGATGTTCAGATATCTTATTCTACAGGTAGAAAGATAGCAGCGTTTAATGCTACAGATGGGTTAGGTATGCTTAAGGATATAAAGTTTGTATCAGAAAATGCAAATTATGGTGTAAATGATATAATACTTCTAAAGGATATTTTTAGGGCTTGTTTTAATAGTATTGGGTTTAAGAATAATAGGAATTATATAACAATGTGTTCTTATTATTCAGTTGGGATGTACACTAGAGCTACTCAGTTATATGCAGATCCGTTTGACCAAGCTTGTTTAAATTATAGGTCACTTTTAGAAGATGAATATAATTATACTAATTGTTTAGATATTCTTTCTAACATAGCAAGGTCTTTTGGTTGTAGAATATTTCAAGCTAAGGCTAAGTGGTGGATAGTTGCTATAAATGAATTTGCAACTATTAATGCTTATTATACAGAGTATGCATCTACAGGGCTTAGAGTAAATAATGGGGATGGTAATATAATAAACACATCTTCTATTATTCAGCCATATGTAGGTAATACATCAGGATTATATTTTATTGACAATAGTCAGCTAAAAATAATAAAGAAAGGGTTTTATAAGATTATAGCAGAAGGCGATGTAGAAATTGCTGCTAATTATCTGCCAAATGGTGACCTGAGGAGTAATGATGGAACAGAAGTTACCTATTGGGTAAGAGGTTCAACAGGAGATGGAAGTTGTTTATTGCAATATGATACTCTTTTAGATTTCTATTTTTTTGAGCTAAATGCACCATCAGGAGGCCCAGCAGGAACGGCATCGGTAACATTAGATTCTAATTCTAATGCTTATGTAACAACAGGCGATTCCTTACAATTAAACATTTTAATAGGTGCACCATCACAAACAACACCAATAGGCTCTATAGATATTACAATAAACACAGGTGCGGTAACTTATTATTTAAATAATGATGCTAAATGGCAGACAACTGCTACATCATATACCGTTTATAATCCTAAAACAACTGGCCCATCAGAGGACTTTGTATTAGATTTAAAGACAGAAATATTCCCAGGTTCAGGGCCTCTTAGCTTTGCTTATAGAATTTCAGAAGGAACTAGCATTGTAACATTAACAAACTTTGTATTAAAAATAAAGTCAACTATTTCTGCATATAATCTTACAGGAACATTAGTTGAAAATAAACAATATACAAAAACAATAACCTTACCTTATGGCGGTACTGGTGGTGATTCTACCTATCCTTCAGCAAAAGGAAGCCTTGTATTATCACTTAATAGAAGAATTGCATCAGGTTGGTATAGATACGGTTTTGATCCAGCAGGTGAATTTTTTACATTAGCTGAATTAATCGTTCAACAATATGTAAATACATACGCATTAAACATAATAAATGTGGATTGCAGTTTAAGTGAGTTTTATACCTCAAATACCAACCATAGAACACTAAACGCATCAAAGCTTATTTTTGCAACAGATACAGATCCTGCAAGTATAAACATCAGCTCAAAATCTTATATGTTAGGTAACGCTACAATATCGTACCCATCCAATACGGCAAGTGCTACATTGTTACAGATATCTAATACAGAAATTGAGTGCACAAGAGTAAATAAATACATTCCTCAAACAAGTATATTTTAATTATGGCATCAGTAATAAATGGAACGAATATAGTCTTATATGAATATGATAGCAACGCTATCTATTACTTTAATGGAGGTACTGCACAAGGTACTTTTGATAGTATTGTGTGTAAGGAATTAAGCAGAAGCCAAGTGGCAGGTACTTCAGTTGACTTCAATAAAACAGGAGCAGGTACAATAGCTTCGTTTATTACGGATGCACTTGATCCTGGTGTTACAACTATACCAGCAGGTACTTGGACTTTTAGTGCTTATTATTCTATTCTAACTGCCTTTGCAGGTGCTCAAGTTCAGTATG